ACTTCTATCGATACGTTCCGAAATGAATATTATTTCGATGAGAAGCGCAAAAAGGTAAGGATCATCGACGGCGAGTATCAAACTTTCGAGAAAGAAGAAATCTACGCCGTAGCTGATCCTACGGGAGTGTTGCCTGTATGGCTTTCAAAGGAAGAGGGCGACAAGATTAAAGCGGAAGCTGAAAAAACTGGAGTTAAGTTTGAATCTCTTGTGCGCATAAAAAAGGCAATCCATCGAGCGGTGTTCACTGGCGGTAAGATTTTAGAAAAAGCTGTCACCAGTCAAAAATACTATTCGCTGATTCCTTACTTCATGTATCGTCGAAAAGACGGAGGGCCTTACAGCCTAGTCACACTGGCGCTGTCTCTTCAAGATGCAATCAACAAACGGGAAAGCAAAGCTCTTCATCTTCTGAACACGAACCAAACAATAGCCGAGAACACGGCTTTGCTTGACAAGGATGAGTTTGCAACAGAGCTAGCAAAGCCTGATGGTATCGCCCTTGTTACAGATGGAGCGCTGGCAAGCAACCGAGTGCTGCTCCGCAACAACATTGAGCTTGCAGCGTCACAACATCAGATGCATCAAGCAGCGCAAGCCAACTTCCATCAAGTCACCGGGGTAAACCCTGCTGCTGCGTTCGACACGGGCGAGCTGCGCGGGAATGCAGCATTGAAATCGAAATTCAGTGAAGCCGGAAAGCCGGTGGCGCGTATTTTCGAGAACCTACGGCGTACCCGGAAGATTCTTGCACGGGTGATGCTGGATAGAGTGCAAACATTCATCACAGCCGAGCAGGCGATGTTGATCACGGACAGTGAGAACAAAGCCAAGTCTATTTCATTGTCGCAGGACATGGTGCAGCGCATTAAGACTGCTCAGTATGATGTAGTGGTTGAGGATATGCCGGATGTAACGAACATCCATCAAGAGCAGTTCGCGTTGATGCTACAATACTTGCCTCAGATCCTTCCGCATGGTCCGTTCTGGACTAAGTTTTTGCTGAAGGCGTCGGATCTAAGAGATAAGGAAGAGATGGTGGCCGAGTTAGACAAGATGAGTGGTCCGCCTCCTGTTCAACCTAAGATTTCGATCCAAGCCAACCTTGACAAGTTACCGCCTATAGAGCGGGCAAAGGTGTGGGAGCTGATGGGCGAGCCTGAGCTAGCCGCGATGGTGGTGGAAGCTAACATCATGACGAGTGACGAACTCGAAGCGACCGTGAGCATTGCAAATTCTAAAATTCAGTCTGAAGCAAAGACACGAAAGGAAGCGACAAAGAAATGATTACTTTTCTTCTTGTGCTAGTGATGATCGTTGCTGGCGAAGCACGAATAGCACAGGACACGTTAAACACTAAGGATGAATGCCTTGCAACGGTGAAGACAATCACCGCAATGATAGAGGAACATTCAAAAATGAATGATCTTGTTTATCTAGGATGTATCCCGGTGAAAAACGAGGCGCTATGAGATTATTTTTTCTCTTTGGTTGTCTACTGTTATCCGGGTGCGTTGGGTTTTCAAAAGAAATGATTGAAGCACTAGCGAGAGACAACGCCTCCTTTTGTGGGAAGGTGTCCGCTTCAGGTGGTGCTGGTGGAATAGCAGGGATGATGCCTTCCGGTGGATACGGCACAAGTGCTTTGGAGTTTTGCCGAAGCAATCAGCCGAACGCAAAAGTAGTGATGGACGACAAGGGGATTTCAATCGAGCATTGGGAAACATCAAAGGATGAATAAAGAAATTCACATTCCTTTTTCTCAGATCAACGACTCTCGCACGATCACGAAAGTGAATAAGCGGCTGATGGCCGAGCGGGACATGGATATCCACAAGAATGAAGCCTTGGATATCATTGATGATCACTCGGCTCAAAAGCGAATCATCAAACTGCGGAAAGTAAAATATTACGGCCCATGGAGTCATCGTGGCTAAGAAAAAGAAGAAATCAAAACCTCGTTACTAAATCCTTACAGTCTATGTAAGTATCACGTTCACTCTTTAGGCTCGTTTATTGTCAACGACAATAACCTTGAGGTTTCAGTGAACAATACGCTCCGCTGTATAGACTCAAGTTATACGGTGTAGCGTGTCATCTCATCCCAATCAACGTTAGCGGTATGCGCAGTCAAATGGTTGCGTATAGCATTTTAGTTGCGCATACCTTCCTAAACCGAAATTGAAAGAGAGTATATGGCAGAAGAAAGTTCAACATCACAGTCTCAATCTTTGGATACTATTTTTAACAGCCCGTCGTCCGATGCTCCGGCATCTTCAACGCCCGAGGCTGAAAAAAGCAGTGAGTCAGACCCAACCCCTACTTCAGAGTCTTCGCCTGAAAAGGCCGATGCTGAAAAAGCAGAAGGGGAAAAACAACCTGACACCACCGCCACCTCTAAGGAAGGCGAGAAGACGGAAGTAAAGCCCGTAATCACTCCTGAAGCGCAGACAGCGGAAGCAGCGGTAAAAGCCGAAGCAGACGCCAAAGCGGCACAGGAAACCACTTTTGAAAAGCGGTGGAAGGATACAGTATCCTGGGCCAATCAGCTTAAACAAGAGAACAGTAAATTAAGCACATCTCATCAAGAGCTGCTTCGTACTGTTGAAACTCTGAAGAAGCAGATTGCAGACCCAGACTACGATCCGGCCACTGATCCGGCCAACCAAGGCCCAACCTCCGAACAAGTTGCAGGACAGGCGCTAATAGTCGGCAAAACTGTTGCTTCCCGAAATTCTGCAAATCAAACCTATGGCAAAGAGCAGGTGGATAACGCCCTCACTCATTTCCATGGGATTTTTGGAAACGACGCTTTGGTACAACAGAAGGTGCAGCAAGCCGACTCGCCTATACATGAGGCAATCAATCAGGTGGAGCGCCACTACTTTGAAGAGAAGTATGGAAACACTCCCCAAGCCATGTATGCGGCTATCGAAAAAGAAGTGACGGACAAACAACGCGCTTCTTTGCGAAAAGAGATTCTTGAAGAAATCAAGACTGGCAAAAGCAAAAAGAGTGGAGTGATTGAAGGCTTATCTTCCTCACGCGGGAGTAGCGGAATAGATCGCAGTGAAAACGCGAAGAACACCGACACCCCGCTTATCAGCATTTTCGGTTAATTAAAAATTCTTGGAGGAAAATAAGTAGTGTCTTATATCGAAATTCTAACGGATAACGGTCTCACTCAAGAGAAGTGGGATAACAAAATCTTCACCGAATATCTCGGAATGCTTCAGTGGAAGCATTTCATGAGCACCGGCCAGGATGCGATTATCCAAGTCAAAGAAGAACTCACCAAAGAAGACGGCGATGCAATCACCATTGGTATGCGTGGCCGTGTTGTTGGTGGACGAGTAACGGGAAGTTCCAAGGGTGTTGGCAATGAAGGCACCATGGAGTTTTTCAATCAACGCATCACTATCGATAACTATCGTCGTCTAGTGAAGTTTGAAAACGTGAAGATGACCAAAAAGCGCGTTGGTTTCAACGTGCTTGAGCAAGGCAAGGCCGCACTCGAAGACGAATTCGCGGAAGACCTTGACGACGACATTACGGTTGCTTTGGAAGATACTGCTTCCGGGCGTGTTCAAGGCCGGTATTTGTATGGCTCTGCTGATTCAAATTACAACGCCACTCATACCACTGCTTTGGCGAACGTAGACAGCACCAATGATATGCTCACCACGGACATTATCGAAATCGGCAAACGGAAAGCAACTATTCCCGTCAATGCCCTTACCCGAATTCGCCCGATGCGAGTTAAGAGTGGTAAGAATTTCGAGCAATGGTTTTGTGCTAAGTTTCACACCTACAGCATCCGAGATTTGCGCCGCTATGACGCAGCTTGGGTGAATGCAAAGTTGAACCTTCCGCCTCAGAGCAACGATATGTCGCCTCTGTACACTGGCGCGAGCTTCAAGGGTGCCTGGGAAGGCGTTCTTGTGTATGAGTATGATCGGCTGTCCCTGTTGCCGACTTCGGGCGCTTCGAGCGTTCAGTTGTCGCACGGGCTGCTGCTTGGTGCTCAGGCTGCTGCTGTTGTTTGGGGCCAGCGCTCCAAGTTTGGCGAAGAGTCTGCTGACGTAGGCCACACCAAGATTTATGAGCTTCACGAAATTCGTGGAATTCAAAAGCTGGTGTTCAACCGTTCCACTCCCGAAGATAACGGCGTAGTGCATATCTTCACTTCTGCTGTTGCCGACTAAAAGGAGACTAGATGGCCCATACTATTGTAGGCTTTAACGGCAAGACGCCCGCGAAGCTGCTTCCGGCTATTGGTAGCTTTACCCCGTTGATTCCTTTTAAGCTTGATGCAACGGCGACTTCTACCTCGGAAGCGATTACCTTTGTTCAGTTGAAAACCATCCACGGCTTCATGGTTCAGGCTGTTACTAGCGGTGTTGTTGATGATAGCGCAGCTATCACGATTAGCGCCTCGGGTAACGTTCTAACTATTGCCGATGGCACTGGGTTTGACCTAGACGACGCCAATACAGTTGTGTATGGCTTCGTTTGGGGCGATGCAAAGTTATAAACGTAGAGATGGAGGGCGGCTACCCGCCCTCCTCTTGAATAATCTCTAGGAGAAACAATGAGTCAAAGAGCACGCGAGTATTTTCTACAATTGACCAATACTCGCACTAAGAAACCTATCAATGATGACAGCGGCGACTTCCAGGTCTATCAGCCCGGAACTCCCGTTCGGCAAACTATTCGCAGTGTCGCGGGCATCACTCTCACTCAAGAAGTCGTAGGTACTTCTTTTATTTCCCGTGACATGACGAATGGACAAATCCATTTCTTCACTAACCTGTCGGCATCTCTTGTCGATATCAGCGTGTTGACGGCTGGCGGACGTGCATACTTCCTGAAGGGCGTCACTCCGAGTCAGCATCGTGTTGATGTTGATCCTGAGAAGTCTGAGTATGTGCTCACCGTTGCGGTGAATGAAGAGCATAGCTGCACCACTATCAAGCCTTTGGGCTTTCAGCTCCGTAAGGGGATGATTATCAGTGACGTGTTCGTGAAAATTGTCACTGCTTTTAACGGTGGTGTGACGGCAAGCAACGCTTTGAACGTCGGACGTTCTGGCGCTCGCGTTGGATTTCTGAAACGTATCGTAATGACGACTGTGGGTTATAAGCAGGGTACGCCTCTGGTCTCTACTACGGGCCTAGCTTACAATCAGCGGATCGGAACCGATCTCGTAACCTTCGCCACCAGCACCACAAGCATCGGTGTCACTTATATCCGCAAGGCATACTTCGCGCAAACTGCGGTGGCGTCTAACAACCTCACCATCAGTAGGCCGACTGCGTTCACCCTCACCAAATCCTTTACGGCTACGGCTGGTAAGGGCTATGTGTTCTTCGTCTATCGCTTGTCGCCCCTCGAAGCAAACGAAGATTAATCAATAGTTTCATAACGTTCCTCCTAACACATTACATATAAAAAGGAAGGTACTATGAAAGAAATTCAAACTGAGCGGGGGCGGCTTCATGCCGCCCTCGTTCATCAGCAATCTCTTATTGCAAAGTTAGCAAGTGGGGAATACCCCACTGAAGAAACGAAATGTTTTTGTGGAGCCGAAGAAGGAATCCAGATTCGTGAATTTGATCGCTACGGAATTCCACATCGGCTTCTTGTTTGTGAAGAGTGTGCATTAATCCGCGCAACACCGCGCATGACGCCAGAGGCATACACACAGTTTTACAATAACGAGTATCGACATATTAACAGTTGTCAAGCCTCTGACACTCTACAGCTTCCCGACGACGCGATTTACGAAAAAGTAGGTGGCGTCAAAAGTAAAAGTTTGCTTGAGTGGTTGGATGATTGGGCCATTGATCTACCTAAAATAGTGATTGATTGGGGCTGTCACGTAGGTGGGATGCTTGACACCTTTGCAGCCAAAGGCTGCGAAACATGGGGTATTGAGATTGACACCGG